CGAAATATAATAAAAGATTATCAGTTATAATAGACTTGGGACAAGTTAATTTCAATCTATGATTAATATTTCTTCTATAAATAGTTTGAATCTATATAAGTATTTATTAAAAATAATTGATTATAAAATTCAGATATAAAATTAATACCTTAATAAAATGCCAAATAAAGAACAAAAAACTGGTTTTCATGCAATACTCGATTTAACATCTAAGATCGATAAATCGTTTAATCTTAATGAAGCCAATGAAAAATGGATTCAGGATGCATTGGGTAAAACTGAAAAGAAACCTGAAGGAAAGCATCCTGGTGCATTACATTCAGACTTAGGAATTCCTAAAGATAAAAAAATTCCTATGTCAGTAATTAATAAAAAAATTGCAGCTATTCATGCTAAATATAAAAATGGTGAAAAAATGAGTGCTGAAGATCGTAAAGAAATGAAAAGATTAACTCTGGCTAAAACTTTAAAATCTGAAAGTATTAATCCAACTAAAAAAGTTATCAAAGAACATGATGAAAAATCTGATGCAGATATGATCAAGGGTCAATTGGAAGATTTGGCTAAATGCGCTGGAGATATTCACAATAAATTGGAAGATAAAACTGATTTACCTGCATGGATGATTGAAAAAATAGCTACAGCTTGTGAAAGTCTTTATGACGTTCATAATGCATTACATACTGAAGAAGAAAGTGAAGAAGGAATGTCAGGTATTGAAGATCAAATCGAAAATGATGATGAATCTGTACCGATGGATATAATTAGAGGGAAATTTCAAGAAAATAATAAAAAATCAACTATTGCTGAAGAAGAAGCAACACAATATAAAAGTTGGAACCCTAATATTCCTTGGGATGTGGTTAATAAATTAGAAAAATTTGGTTCTACGGCATATAGACAAGCAGATAATAGAACTGGTGTTGGATATTATAAATTACCTGATGGATATGTTGTTGCATCAAATAGTAATTATGCTTTAGGTGATTTTATACCAGTTTATGGCGGAGTTATTAACAACAACGGAAAATTATTTAATAGGAAAGGTGATGATATAACTAATAATGTTAGGAAAGAAGCTTCTGAATATGCATGGATTTCAGATGGATTAAAACAATTTATAGGCATATAATTAAAAAGTTTAATGCAAGATATTAACAAAAGTAAAAAAAATACCAAGATTACGAAATCCAAGGTTTCCAAAAAATCTCGTAAGAAAAACTATGTCATTAAATCTCGCGCCATTAAAACGGAAGACATTAAAGTTATTCCTAAACGTAAAAAAAGTTTTAAAAATAGAAAGAAATTACTGGTTGATAAAAAAAGTTTAGATACTAAATTATCAGTACCAATTATAAAAGAAAGCGTTAATCCTACAACAATTGATACTAATCAATTTAAACTTCATGATAAATTAAATCCAGAAATTTGGGATTCCGAGGATAAAATAAATCCAGAATTAAGAGAAATTCTATTAAAAAATGCCATTGAATTTATTAGATTTGCTAAACTTGAAAATTTTAATTTTAAGGATATATTATTAACAGGAAGTCTTGCCAATTACAATTATAATCCATATTCTGATCTTGACATCCACATATTGTTTGATTTTTCTTCGATTTCTGATAATATCGATTTTGTTAGAGAATATCTTGATAGTAAAAAAGATTTATGGAAACTTAAATATGCCATTACTATTAAAAATCATGATGTTGAATTATATGTACAAGATGTAAATGAATCATATATTTCAACTGGTGTTTATTCATTATTTTATAATAAATGGTTAATAAAACCAGTAAGCAGAATTATTAGTATTGATACCAATGCAATTCAAAAAAAATCAGCCGATATAATGGATGATATTGATGAAATTGAACTAAACATTGGAAATATACCCGATAATTATTTAATTGCTGAAATCAAAGCATTAAAAGATAAAATTAAAAAATTCAGAGATTCTGGTTTACATAAAAATGGGGAATATAGCACCGAGAATCTTGTTTTTAAAACTTTACGAAATTCTGGTTATTTAGGAAAACTTGGAGAACTTAAGGATAAATTAATGACTAAAGAATTAAGTTTGCAGCCGGTTGGTCTTAATGAAAATCTTAATCCTGTTAAATATATTATAACACAAAACCAATATAAATTTTTATTAGAATATAAAAAAAGATAAGAAAATTAGCAATTAAACAATCTCTTTCGACAAAAATCCATATTCGTTTGATTACAAACTATTTTTTAAAAACTAAGAAGTATTTATAATAAATTAATTTTTCGTCAAGATAAAAATACATATTTAAAAATAAAAAAAATGGCTAAGAAAGAACAAATAAGTAACGAGATTTTCTACAAAAGATTACAGGATTTAGCTGGCATTAAAACCATTACTGAAAATCAAGATAAAACTGATTCAACATCTACACTTATTGAATATAAAGTGGCTAATGATGGTCTGGTTTATGGCATAATAAAGGAAAATCACAACTATTATATCAAAAAATCTACTAATAAAACAAATCCAAATAATTCTGATTTTGTTTACATGGGTGGTTTAGCAAATATAAGAGATTATCAATACAAAAGTCTAGCTGATGCTCAAAAAAATATGAATTTTTATTTAGAAAATTTAAATGAAGCATTAGGTAATACTGCTTTGATTAATAATACTAAATTAGGTAAAAAAAATGTTATTGCCGAAGCTAAAAGTGATGATGCTAAAAAAGATCTAGATGCAGCAAGTCAAGAACTTCCCGATCTTGATAAATCATTAGAAAAAGAAAAAGCTGAAGTAAGTGCAGTTGATAATAGCGAAACTGCACCAAAACCAGGAGCAGTAGAAACTCCAGAAGGTGGTGAAGCAATTGAAAGTGGTGGTGCTGCAGATGCTGCTGATACCAATGATGAAACTCCGGTTGTTGATAAAACAGATAATGCTGAAGTACCAACCGATAAAACAGATGAATTGCCTGCAGATAATGGAAAGGAAGTTGATCAATTAGCTACAAAAGAAATAGAAAAACTTATTGGGAAACTTGGTAATGAATTAACAAAAACAAGCTTGGATGCTAAACAAACAAAAACTTTATTAGCACAAGTGCTTGGAAGTTTTAAATCTGATATTAATGGTATTAGTCCAGAAGATAAGAAAAAGCTTGCAGATAAAATATTAAAATCAGAAGAAGAACCTGTTGAAAATCCTGCAGAAGTTGAAGAAGGAAATTGTGTTGAATGCAATACTTTCGAAAATTATATGAAGGGCAGAGGTTATGATAATATGGATGAATGTAGTGAAGAAGAAGCTACCGATGTTGTTGGTGGTTATGCAACACAACATGGAGATGATCAACCAGAAGGTGAATTTGAAAAAATAGCTGTCTATGTAACACCTAAAATGGTGGAATCGTTGAAAAATGATTATGGACATGTGGATTATATAGAAAAACTCCAGCCATATGTGGATAAAGTTACTGAAGCTGGTGGCATACACAGTTATCATGATACACAACCATTTCCAAATATGAACGAACTCGATACTATTAGTGATGCTGATGATAAAGAATTACCGGTTGAATCGCCAATTGAAAATCCAATTGAAACACCGGCACCAAATCAACCTCAAGATGGTGATTTTGATTTAACTAAATTTAGACATCAAGAACCAAATCTTACTCAAGATGCCGAAAATTTAGGTTTAAGTGGTAGAAAAGTTGTAGACATTAATTTAAATTCTGGTACAATAAATTTGGAATTGAGTGAATCACAAAAAAAATTACATAATTATATAGTTGATAGGGTTCATATTTTAAAGGGTGATAAAAAAGAAAATCTTAATGAAGCCAAAAAAAGTGATAATCTAAAAAAAATAGATGAAATGGTTGCTAAACAATGGAAACTTTATGAAAACGTTGTTAAAGAAAATGCTAATATTTTAAAAGAAGCTCAAGAAATTAGTGAAATATTTGGTTTAAGTAAATCCGAACAATTTGCTAAAGTAAGTGCCCAAGACGAAAATTCTATTCGTAAATTTTTTATAGATTTATATGGTGATAAACTTAAAAGAATGGGTGCATTGGTTCCAGCATATAAGAAAACCCCAGTAGCTAATTTATATCAAATAGAATCTCAAGCTAAAACCGATAACTGGGGTGGAACAATAATTAGAGATAATAATACTGGTTTATTAAAATATGTTCCAGCAGCTAAAAGTGGTTCATTATATGGATCAGATTTCGAAGGTGGAGGAACGGGAGGAGGTAACTTCGCCTATGGGGGGTCAACTAGTAGATAAAACATAAAGCCGAATACCTAAAATGTTCGGCTTTTTTTATTTGTAACATTTTTTTAGACATTTACGTATTATAGAACAAAAAATATCATGAGAAGGCAATACACGAATTATAAATTTATTAAAAATGTTAAAAATGAAAAAAAATTCTTCAATGATTTAAATAAATTAAATGATCGGGGGAATAAGTTAGAAGTAAGATTAAAATTAATTGAATTTTTTGAAGATGAGTTACATGTTTATTGGTCTAGAATGGTAATAAGTAAAAAAATCATACCATATTTGTTAGGACTAACCTTATTTTCTTTTTTTATATTACAATGCTTATTTTTGATTTTAACAATGTTAAGCATAATTATGATAATTATTTCGTTATGTTTTAGATATAATTTAAAAAAAACATATGGTGCAGATTTTTTTGCAATGTCTGATTATAATTATCAAGTTAACGAAGAATATGGAACTAATTTTTCTTGGAAATAATTATTTAAATTTAACTTTACTAGCTTCTACGAAAGTATCGCCTTTAAATATTATTTGTCTTGCATATAATAAATCTTTAACCTTTTTCAAAGTTATGCCATAATAAAAAATTAACAAAGGTCTATCATTTTCTTCAATAAGATCTTGATAACTCTCGAAACCCTCTATTTCATTCTCATTCTCCCACGCTATTGCCATAATTTGACGATACCCAAGGTAATAACTACCAAATTCTTGTTCATGCAAACAATCTAATTGAAATGTGGTTAATTTTAATTGATAAATTACATCAACTTCAATTGGTGGCTCTGAATTACCGGAACATGGTTCGGTCATCCATCCTAAAGCATCTACATCAAAATTAATATCATACCTAAACAACATTTCATAAAGAAATTCATGTTTTGAATTTTCTCCAATTTTCAAGACATAAACCAGTTTTAAATTTTCATCATTATTATCTTCTTTATTTTTGGCCATAAATTTTATGTTTTTTATTTTAAATACTTGTATTTAATAAAGAGTACAAATATAAATAAAATATTTAATATAAACAAATGGCTAAAAAACTAACAATTAATAAAAAGAGTGACGAAGAAGAAATAAAAATAATTCCAGTTAATGATGAAATAGTTGATGATGAAGATATTATCGAAGATGAAATTGTTGAGGATGATATTGAAATTGTTGAAGAAATCCCTTTTGATGCCGAAATCAAGAAAAAGAAAAAAGAAGCTAAGGATTTAGAAAAAAAATTAAGAAATGACCATCAATCACCAATCGGTATAATTACTACCGATGATGGTAAAAAGAAAAAAATAACTGATTTAGATATACTTGAACAAGAAATTGAATTAATTAAATGCGCAGATGATCCAATATATTTTATTGAAAATTATTTAACCATTTTTGATCAAACCAGACCAAATGGTGGAGAAATCGTTTTATTTAAATTATTTCCAATTCAAAAAGAATTAATTGAAAGTTTTAGAAATAATAGATTTGTAATAACAAATAAATATCGTCAAGCTGGTATAAGTACAACAACTTGTGCTTATATTGCTTGGTATGTTATGTTTAATGAAAATAGAAAAGTTGCAATAGTAGCCAACCTTTTAGGAACTGCAGAATCAGAATTAATGGGCGATGTTGTTAAATTTGTTGAAGGTAGTCCAGATTGGTTAAAACCTAAAATAATTAAAAATACTCGAATACATAAAACATTTGATAATGGCTCCTCATTAAAAGCATTTGCTGCAAAATCTGGACTTCGTGGTTATACACCCCAATTAATATTTTTTGATGAAGTTGCACATACAAACGATGCTGAATCATTTGTAACAGGTGCATTACCAGCGCTTCAAACTGGTGGAGGTGCAATATATGTATCATGCGTTACCAAAGATACCTTTATCTATACTAATAAAGGTATTAAACAAATTAAAGATTTCATACCAAATAAAGAACTTGGGGCACATGTTATTGAAACTTATAATATATTGGGGAAGGATAAATTAAGAGAAGGAAATTTATTTTTCAACAATGGATTCGTTGATACCTTGAAAATAAAAACAAAGTTTAGTGAATTAGAAAGCAGTTATAATCATAAATATTGGGCATATAAAAATAAAGATAATAAATATGGCATATATAAAACATCTGAACTTGAAATCGACGATTATATATCAATTCAATATGGAATGAACGTTTGGGGCAATAACGATGATTGTTCAGATTTTAAGCCAACATTGTCAAAACACATAAAAAACATATTTAAACCAAAAAAAATTACTCCTGATTTAGCATATTTTATTGGATTGTATATTAGCGAGGGTTACATGCGTAATATTTTTTATAATAACAAAATAGTATCAACCCAGATTACTTTAACTTGTGGAGATTCATTAAAACATATTTTTGATAGCATTGGATTTTCTTGTTATTATGATGGTATTCATTATACTATCAATTCAAAAAACATTGGAGAGTTTTTTGAATATTTAGGATTTGATTTATCAAAAAAAGCAAAAGAAAAGATAATACCTTCTCGTTTACTTGAAATGAGTAGAAAAAATATTATTGCAATGATTCAAGGTATTATGGATGGTGATGGATATGCCTCATTTTCTGAGAAAAAAAATACTCTACGTGTTGGCATAACTCTATCGTCTAAAGAATTAATTGATCAATTAAGAGTTTTATTTGGAAATTTCGGAATTTTAATGGAATATGATGAGCGCATAACACCACCCACAAAAAAAGTTAAAGTATTTTCTAAGGGATTTAGAATTGTTACTAATGGAACATTTGCAATGAAATATATGGAAGAGATTGGTTTTAGGTTTGATAGAAAACAACTTAAAGCTAACTCATTTACTCCAAACATAAGACATACTGATCCCAGAGACATAATTCCAAACGGAAGAGAAATAATGAATAAAATATATGGCGAAATTAAATCATATGGGAAAATAAAAAAATTAAGATCGGCTGGAATTAAAATAAGTAATTGGATTACATCAAAAAAACAAAAAATATTATCTTCATCAAGATCAACATTAATTAATATAATTGAATTAGAAAAAAATAATATTAACAATGATTTATTAAATGAATTAAAACCAATTATTAATAATAATTTGTATTGGGCTAAAATTAAATCAATTGAAAAGTCTGAAAATTGGACATATGATTTTTCATTACCAAATACTGTTATAGAAGAAAATAATTTTCACCATTCAGTTATTTATAATCAAATTCTAGGTTATCAAACTCCAAATGGCTTTGACTCAACATTTTATCCAACAGCAATGGCTGCAAAAAGAGGTGAAAGTGAATTTAAATATGTTGAATTATATTGGTTTAATGATCCTCGTTATAATAAAAATTTAACTTGGGTTAAAAATAAAAATCAAAATGATGAAATAAGTATTGATGATAAAAATTGGAGTAAAGATCAAAGACTTAAAATGGTTAATGAAGGTTTTAAAGCAACATCTCCATTTTTTGAAGCACAGATCAAACTTGCCAATGGTGATCTTAGAAAAATAGCTCAAGAACTTGAATGTTCATTTCTTGGTAGTGGTGATAATTATATTGCTGCAGAATTTTTAGAAAATATTGAAAATAATCAATTAACTGAACCAATAAGAACCGAATATAATGATAATAATTTATGGATTTTTGAAGAGGAAGAAATCGATTCTGAATATATTATGGGAATTGATGTCAGTAGTGGTCATGGAGATGATTTTAGCTCAATTAATATGTTAAAAGTTGAAAAAACAATTGTAGAGAAAATCAGAACAAAGGAAGATGGAAAAATAAAAAAAATACGACAAAATAAATACGAAATCACACAAGTTGCTGAATATTATGGTAAAATAACTCCCAAAAACTTAGCAGAATTAGCTTTTCAAATAGGTACTAGATATAATAGTGCTTATTGTGTTATTGATTTAGGAAATGGCGATGGTGCATCAGTATCCACTGAATTGATTGATATGGGTTATCAGAACATATATTATGGACCAATTAAATTAAAAATGGCGAGAGAAGTTTTTGGTAATTATATTAAACGTGAAAATCATAAAAATCCAGATGGTAGTATGACATTGGTAGATTTATTACCAGGAGTTTTAATCAACGAAAAGCGAGCAACAATATTTTCATATTTTCAATCATCAATATATAATAAATATACAAACATTAAATCTAAAAGATTATATGATGAATTAAAAACATTTATTAATGTCGGTGGGGCTAGAATTTGTGACCATAGGAAAGGTGCACACGATGATAGTATATGTTCATTCGCTTTAGCTATTTATGTTCTATATACCGATGATCGTAGGAATAAAAATAATAAAGCTGAAACTATGAAGATGCTTGATACTTTAATTGCAATCAATAGTCCTAAAGTGATAAGCGGTGGAACAAAAAATAATATAAAAAAGCAAATAAATACTGCTTTTAATATGGGTGGAAATCCTTTTAACCCCAATCCATATTTTCAATATTCGTGGATGTTTAAAGATTTAAAACAGAGATAAAATTAACGTTTAATTTGTGATTCGCGAATCGAGAATTAAATTATGTAAAAGTAAGTTGCAATATTCAAATATTTTTATTATCTTTGTTTATTATTTATATAGGAATGAAATGCTTTTCAAATTAATAAAAGTATTTATATAAAAAATAATTAAAATTTATATTAAGAAATTTTATAATGGCTGATAATAATAACAAAAAGGGAACAATTTTTCAAAATCTTAACCAAATTTTTAATTGGAGTGGTGTAGCTCCCGATAATAATTTTAAAGACGAAAATAAAGCTAAAATTATAATAAAAGGCAATTCTCCTGAAGAAATTCAACGTAAAGGTTTAGAATTACAACAAAAACGAGATTTAGAAAATAAGTTTTTTAAAACAACTGAACGTGGCTTTCAAAAAGCAATGCAATATGAAGCGGCTAGAATCCCCGCATATACGGATTTTGAAGGGATGGAATATTATCCTATTATTGCTTCAGCTTTAGATTTATTTATGGAAGAATCGACAACTGTGGGTGATCAGGGGAAAATGTTATCAATATATTCTCAAGATGAAAGAATTAAATATAATCTTGAAGAATTGTTTTATAACATACTGAATGTCAATGTAAATTTACCATTTTGGATCAGAAACTTTTGTAAATATGGTGATAATTTTATTCTCGTTTATGGAGAACGTAAAGAAGGCATAACTCATGTACAGCAGTGTGTTAATAATGAAATAGAGAGACTTGAAAAAGTTCATAATGGTAAACCTAGAATTATATTTAAACAACGTATGACTGGTGATGAATTTAATACTTTTGAAGTAGCACATTTTAGACTTTTAGGTTCAGACCAGTACTTACCCTATGGTGTTTCCGTATTATCTAAGTGTAGGAGGATCTGGAGACAGTTGTGTATTTTTTCCGAAAGTAAAGTCTGGACTCCTGAAGGATATACTTTAATTAAAGATTTAAAAATAAATGATATAGTATTTTCATATGATTTTGAAAATAAATCTATTGTTCATACGAAAGTTAAAAATATTATGAATAATGGAGAAAAAGAGGTCTTTAAAGTAAAAACAAGGCATAGAGAATTAATATTAACTGATGATCATCCACTCTTAACAACGAATGATGAAGGTAAAACTTTTACATATAAGAATATTAATCAAATTCATTTAAAAAAAGATAAATTAATATTACCGGCAATTGATGGAAATGTTAATGAATTTAAAATAACCATGCCGTCTGAAAAATATTACGTTAAATTAAATAAAAATGGAAAAATTAGAGCAAAAAAAATAAATCCTATTGGAATCTTAAAAAGATTGAGTAATTTAAATTGTAAATCAACTGTAAAAAATTTACATTCGTTTTTACACGGTTATAATAGAAAAATAAATTATAACGATTATTTAATTATAATGAATGAATTTAATCTAAATTTAGATGATGTTGACATTTATCACTTTAAATCAATAAATCCATCTATTTTAAATAAAAATTTAGAATTTACAATTACTGGTGATTTTATTAAATTTTTTGGTTTCATGTTAGGCGATGGGTGGATTAAACCAAAATATGCGGGTTTTGCTCTTGGAGTATGCGAAGAACAAAACAGTTATTATATAAATTTAGTTAGAGAATTGGGTATTGATGAAAAAACTATTAATAGATATGATAAAATAGGAACTAAAAGTTCAAAAGTGGAAATTCCATCTATAGAATTATCTTCAATTTTTACAAATTTGGGTTTTATTACTGACTTTGCAAACAAAATTATACCTGATTGGGTATTTAATTTAAGTTTACAAAATAAGTTTAATTTTATTAGAGGTATATTTGATGCTGATGGAGGAGATGGAGACGGAAGATATTCTTCATCCAATTATAAATTAATTTCTGGATTAAGAATATTAGCTCAATCGTGTAATATAAAATGTGGAGAAATTACTGAAGATCTAAGAACAACGACTAAATTTAATAATAAGATTGTTAATAGAAATATTTCATATAGATTATATTTATCATTAAAAAATTTTTCAGATTTAAATCCAATAGAATTTGAAAAAATAATATCAATTGAAAACATTGGTAATAAAAATGTTTGGGATATTGAAGTTGATAACGATTTACATAATTTTATTGCGGAGGGATTAGTTGTTCATAATTGTTTAGCTGAAGACGCTATGTTAACCTATAGAATAATTCGTGCAGGAGAAAAGAAGGTATTTTATTGGGACGTGGGAAATATGGATGAAGATGATATTGAAGCATATATACATAGAATTTCACAATCGTTTAAAAAATTACCCAATACAAATCCAACGGATGGCCAAATGGATTATCGATTTAATATATTGGGGAATGATGAAGATTATCATATGCCTCAAAGAAACGGACAAAATGTTAGTAGAATTGAAACTCTTCCAGGCGCACAAAATTTAAACGATATTGCAGATATACAATATCTTAGAGATAATTTATTTACCGCGCTCTCAATTCCTCGTCCATTTATTTCTTTTCAAGATGCTGGTGGTGGTGGAAAAAATCTTGCCCAATTTGACATGAGATTTGCAAAGAAAATAAATAGAATTCAACAAGCAGCCATTCAAGAATTGAATAAAATTGCAATGATTCATTTATATTATTTAGGATATGGTAAAGATGACATTACGAATTTCTCGCTATTACTGAATAACCCATCGACTCAACAAGAAATGATGAAAGTTGAGTTACTTGAGGCCAAGGCAAATGCGTTTAAAAGTTTAACTGATAGCAGCACCAATTTACAACCTATGTCCAGAACGACTGCAATTAGAATGATATTTGGATTTAGTGATAAAGAAATTATTGATGATTACAAGAAAATGCGTATGGAGCGTGCAGCAATGCAAGAACTTCAAGATTCTCCATTGGTTATTAAAAAGACAACAATATTTGACGATATTGATAAAAAATATGGAAATCCTGAAATTCCTATTAGTGGTGGAACCGAAAATATGGGTGGAAATGAAATACCACCAATTGCAAACTTGAATGCTGGTGGCCAAGGTCTAGGCGCAGAGAATTTTCAAACTCCGGCAGAATTACCACCAGTAGCTGGTGAAGCCAAAACTAAGGATAAACCAATATTAAGTGAAGAAGATTATAATAATCTTATCAATGCTTTAGTTAATGATGGTACTTCACGAAATCCTAGCCCAGTTAGTAAGTCTGAAAATAAAAAATTATTAGGTGAAGCTGACATGAAAGTTAGAAAGCTTAATTTTGAAGCTTCAAGTATGGTGAATGAAATTGATAATTTATTAGAAATATCGGGTAAAATAACCAAAATTAAAACCGATTTTCAAGATATAGAAAATATTGAATTAGTTGAAAATCTTGAAAACGAGCTAAAGGATATGGAAAATAATGAAGCTAATGATAATAAGGTTATAAATGAAAATATAAAAACTAAAAAAACGAGAAAGAAAAAATAAAAACATTTAAATTTACTAAAATTACTTTTATAGCGGTAAATAGGATGATAATATTTTGTAAAAGAATAATTATGGATTTTATAAAACGGAGCGTAAAACCCATCCATCGTTTTTATGTGGATGGGATGTAAGCGACTAACCCTGATTGAGAATATACTCACGAATAGTATCGGGACTTGCTTCTCCTATTGAACAAACAAAATAACCATCAGACCAAATTTCTAAAATTATTTTGTTTTTATGGTTACTTTTACTATCTTTGTATATATTTATTAGTATGGGAAAAGTGATATACATATACAGCTTAAAAGACCCAAGAGATTACCAAGTAAAATATATTGGTAAAACTATTGATGTTAATAGGAGACTTAAAGAACATACAAAAACGTGTAACCTAAAAACAAACTCATTAAAAAATAACTGGCTTCGACATATTATTGGTTTGGGGCTTTACCCAATAATGGAAATTGTTGAAGAGTGTAATAATTTAATTTGGGAAGAAAGGGAACGATATTGGATAAATTACTACAAAGAACTTGGTTTTAGTTTAAAAAATATGACTAATGGCGGTGAAGGTACTGATGGTGCTATCAGGTCTAATGAGTTTAAAATGAATCTTCAATCTAAAAGAATCGGTAATAAAAATCCTTATTATGGTAAAAAACATTCGGAAGAAATATTAGAAAAAATTACTTTAGCATCAACAGATAGAAATAATCCAAGAGCAACATTTATAAATGTTATTGACAAAAGTGGTAATATACTTTTTAATGGGATTAGAAAAGAGGTTTTAAAATGGTGCTCTGATAATGGTATTTGTTCAGAATCTAATATGAAGAATCATCTTTATTCTGGTGAAGAATTTAATCCAAAATATGTAATGACAGCATACCCAAATTGTAAAAGTTATGTAGGAATAAAGTTTGTTTATGCTTAATGCTGATACCAATATTGCTTATGAAGTGTAGAGGGATGTAATAACCAAATTTGGCGAGTGGATTCTTGTTTTAACCTACGGACAATTTGAGCAATAGACAAACGAGGAATGTAACGGATAAGAAAATGAACGTGGTCTTGGTCTGTTTCCATTACTTCAATTTCAAAATCAGAACCATTAGCAATAGATAGAAAGATTTGCTTAATATCATCATTTAACTGACCAATTAACATTGGTTTGCGATATTTACAAACAAAGATTAAATGACACTTTAAGTAGTGTTTTGAACGATTTGTACTAATATATTCAGATTTTTTAGACATTGAAATGATTTTCAAAAATAATGAAATTATTTTAAATTAAAATTATATTATTTACAAAATAATCGTATCTTTGTAAAAATAAAAAGTATTTATAAATGATGAAAATAATTCACAAATCATACAAATTTAAAATTACTCCAGATAATGAGCAAAAAATTCTTCTTGCAAAACATTTTGGTGCCTGTAGATTTGTGTTCAATCATTACTTGAATAGTAGAAAAGAAACTTATCTTGAAGATAAGAAATCTCTTAATTATTATGATAATGCAAACGATTTAACTAAATTAAAAAAAGAAGAAGAATTTGTCTGGTTAAAAGAAATTAATAGTCAGAGCTTACAATCCTCACTTAGAAATTTAGATACTGCCTATAATAAATTTTTTAAAAAACAAACAAAGTTTCCTCGATTCAAGAGCAAATATGATAAACAAAGTTTTACTATTCCACAATCAGTATATATCGAAGAAGGTAAATTATGGATACCTAAATTCAAGAAAGGAATTGAGATAAATATTCATAGAGAAATTGAAGGCAAACTTCTTTTTGCAACAATATCAAAATCAACAACTGGTAATTACTATGTAAGTATTACTTGTGAAATGGAGTATCAAGCATTTGAAAAAACAAATTCAATTGTTGGTATAGATACAGGAATTAAAGATTTGGTAATACTTTCAGATGGCATGGTGTATGAAAATATCAAGACTCTTAAAACCAATCTAAAACATTTAAAGCATAAACAAAGACAATTAAGTAAAAAAAAGAAGGGAAGTAA